CCCTGTTTGGTTTCAATGAACGTTTTTCATCGGCGCTGGGTGTCGCCGCGCCTGTCGCCGCACCCGCCGTTATGGCTGCCGCAATCAGCGCGCCGGGAAATTGCTGCGGCTTTGCCGAGGCCTTGACATGCTGGCAGGCGGCCTGTTGCGGTCGATAATCAAAATCAAAAGCCTTGTGGAAGATCGCCCAGGGCATGGTCTCAATCCTTTTCCATCAGCGCCGCGACGGTCAGCACGCCATGGCTGGTCAGCCCGTCCGGATCGCCCAGATAGCGCCGGCCTGTGACCCGCATCTCCACCAGCGCGCCGGTCTCCGGCGTGCCGGCATATTTGTGCAGCGCATCCCGGGCCGCTTCCGTCACCTTCTTGCACTCGGCAAACCCGGCCGGGCTGCGGCTCCACACATCGATCTGCACCGCATGGGAATCGCCTTCAATGCAATCGGCATCGTCCTCAGCCACATCATGCGGGCCGATCGACAGATAGGGGAAACTGCGCGTTGATGGCGGCCGGTCATAGACCCGCTCGCCGACAAGCGCGACCAGCGGCGCAAAGGCCATCAGCCGGTCGACAATCAGTTTTTGCAGGGCGGCATCCGTGCTCATTTGACAGCGGCCTTCAGGGCTTTGCGCGTTTCGCGGGTGATGCGGCTTTTCGTGCGCTTTTTCAGCGTCCTGTAGGCCGGATAGAAAAATGGTGAAGGCGGCGCGTTCTGCGTGCCGAATTCGACAAACCGCACATAGAATGCATCCTTGTCGCCCAGATTCTTGTTGCGCGTGCCCGCATAGATGGTGATGCGCTCATCGCCGTCCTTGCTGGGCCGCACCGTTCCCATGATGATTGAGCCTTCCGGCGCATCACCCCAGGTCCAGCCGATGCTGTCACGCAAAGCGCCGCTTTTGACCGGCACCCAGGTTTTTGCCAGGGCGACAATTTCATTGGCGCCCTTTTCCATCGCCGCCCGTGTCGCCAGGCGCACCCGGGCCGGAATGGTCCGGGTCAGCTTGCGCTCCAGCGATTTCAGACCCTGAACCATGCTCAGGCCGAGCGGGCAAGAATGCCGATCTGATAGGTCGCGGCAGCGCCGGACCCATTGGCAATGCGCAGAATATCGGCGGTAGCCGCCGTCACCGCGCCAATGCCGGCGGCATCGCCGCAGGCCAGCAGCACCACCGCGCCGGGCTTCAATGGCCCGATCGTCGGCGAGGTGCCGCCCAAAAAGCCCAGAAACGGATTGGACCCGACGCCGATCGTCAGGTCGGATGTGTTCACCGATCCCGCCGCCCGCGGCTTGTTGACCACCACCAGCGCCACCATTTCCGCTGCCGTGATTGTCGCCCCGAAGGCATCGGAAAGCGCCCCGGCCAGATCAATATCATCGTTCGAGCTGGCGTCGACGGTGCGCTCATCAAACCAGCACAGATCCGCCTGTGCGGCGCCCGTGCCGCTGGCCAGCTGGATCAGATGCTCAAGGCTGGGCTTGAACGTGTCGGACCCAAAATCATTGGACCCGGTCTGTGTCGCCTTCATGCGCACCAGAATTTCGGAAGTCAGCGTCATTGTCGTCTCCTATGTTGCCACACCGCTTTCGGCAGTGAAATCGATCCATGCCCGGTCTTCTGATTCAATTTTTGAGCGAATATTGAAGATCTCGCCCGTGCGCCGATCCACGATCCGCCAGTCCGTCGTGGCGTCCCTGGAGGCGCGTGACGCCCGCACCCGGACAATCGTCGGCTGCCTTCCTGAAAGCCGCGCCGCCATCACCGTTTCCGTGCCGCGCAGCCGCGTGTATTGCGCCCGGCACCTGAACTGATAAACAAACCCCGCCTCGACCCCGCCATAGCCGTCCGGGTCAGCGTAGGGGCTTTCGAAATCGACATACTCCCGAAGCGCACCCGCTCCCATTACGGCCACCTGATATGGGGCGTGAGCCTGGAAATATCAGTCATTCGGATTGCTCCTGCTGGATGTTTTCAAGAGGGTTCAGGGGGCGATCAGACGCCCCGGCGATGATTGCTCAGCAAGACGTCCAGGGCTGACCATTCCGGCGCCTTGGTGTTTTCCCGCTGCAGGAAGGCATCCGCGATATAGATCAGCATGGCGTGTTTGACGCTTTCGGGCACGGCAGCCATGCCGACCACGGCAGTCAGCGTGATTCTTGACCCGGATCGAATGGACGGCCAGGACTGCCCGTATTGCAGGATAATCTGCGCCTCCAGCCCGTCAGAACGCAGTTCATAGACGCCCGTGCTCAAGGTCTGGGCATCGCCGGCCGTGTCGACATATTCAATACCTGTTATGGAATTGACCGGCGCTTCCGGCAGCCGCTGCATGTCGGCGAATGCGTCACATTTGACCGCCACCGTCTGCGAGGCAAAGCGCACCGCGCAATAGGCTTCAACATGGGCTCGGGCGGCACCAATGAGGCGGTTGAGCAATCCGTCGAATTCCGTCTCATCGGAATTGACGCTGCACTGCAGCCGCGCCTCATCAATGCTCACCGGTTCGGCCGCCGCAGCGGCCGTTATATTCGCCGGATACCACATTCAGGTCATCGTCCCTTGCGTTTCGCCGCCCGCCTGGTGGGCTTCTTGCGGGTTTCCGCAGGCTGTTGCACAGCCGTTTCCATCGGCATTGCCGATAGGGGCACGGCAATGCCTTTCTTGATCAGGCGGATGGCGTCTGCATCGGCCATTTCCATCTGGTGACCCGCCGGGCAATGCGTCACCCCGCGGGTGTAGCTCACAGTGAAATGAATCCTCATGACACGATCACCTGGAACGTTCCGGCCTTGGCATTGCCACCCTGCGCGACGACGATCTTGACCCGATCGTCAGCCGCCAGGATCGGCACCTGCAGAATGGTCGAGGCCGCCCCGTCTGCACCGAGATTGGCCGCCACCACCGGATAGACCTTTTCGGCGGCATTGACGTTTGTATCGGTCCAGAGGCTTTCCCCGGTGGACTCCAGCGTGATGGTGAAATCAACACCATCCGCAAAATCATCCTTTTGATAGATGATCGCATGAATGCGACCGGTGACATTGGGTGTATACGCGACCGCATCACCCGAGGCGTCGGTCTCTATAGCAACCGTGTGCTTTTCAACATACATCGCATCAAGCCCTGTCGCCCTGGACAAGCAGGTAATCGACCAGCACATTGCGTGCTGCCGCGCCCCGGTTTGCCGCGAATATGATCGGGCATAGCGGTGTGGTTGCCGTCACCGCATTGGAAACCGGCGCGCCGATGGCAACACCGTCGACAAATCCCTGCACAGCGCCCGCAGCGCTGACTTCGACGCGCAGGGTCACATAGGTCGCGGCCTCCGGCGCAGAACCTGAAAACACCGGCGCGGTATCCGTTCCGGCCTTCACCCCGCCATGGAAAAACTCGGCTGTCGAGCCATCCGTATCAAAGGCAATGCCGCAGGCGTTCGCCGCATCGGAATCGATGTCACCGGCCACCAGGAATATCGGTGCTTCAACGGTCGATGGCAGCGCGTCGGTAAAGCCGACAAAGAACATGGCCGCCGTGATGGCATCGATCTGGATACGGGTTTCCATGAACAGGCCGCCCTGGTCTGCACGCCAGTTGAGCGCTCCCAATCCCAGGCTGGAACCATTTGCCCCGATGGCGCCATCATCCGACGCCGTCTTGATCTCGACACGACCGCCGGTTCCAGCTGAAATCGCCACCGCATTGTTGGTGCCGCTGCCGACACCGGCGAGAAACTCATCCGCAATCGCATCGCCGAGAAAATCGTCAAAATGCTGGACGATCGCGGTCTGGTCGAGCTGGCCGCCGGCGGCCACGACCATCACATCGCCACCCTGCTTGCGATAGACTTTTGTATTGTAGGTCATGTCTGCAAATCCTTTGCTACGAGGTCCGTTGCGGCCTCTAGCGCCCCTGCGCTTTGGATTGTTGGAAAGATGCGGTCGGGCCGGGGCCCGGCCGCTTTGTCAGAAATCTGGATTAAGGATGGATCAGGTGCTTGACCGCAGCCGTGTCACCCAGTTCGCCATCCAGGCGGATCAGCCCGGCAATGCCCAGATCAGGCCAGAAGCGTTCACGCAGCACACCGACAATCGGCGAGCCAACCTTGCGAACAAAATATTTTCCGAAATCGCCGAAAACCATCGACTTGTTGCCGGTTCCGATATCAGCCATCGCCTGGTTGATGCTGTAACTGCGACCCAGCAGCGTCGGCGCAATCCCCTTGGAAATGTCGCCACGCCCCAGCAGATAGTTGCCTTCGCCATCCTTCAGCTTGCGAACGGCCTTCAGCGTGTTGTCATTGAACATGAAACGCGCCTTCGGAGACTGGCGATAGGCCGGGTCGACCGAATGCTCCAGATCGATCAGTTCATCCGCCTTGACGGATGTCGATGATGTGACCGTGACGCCAAGGCCGGAAGCCGTGACAATGCCGTTCGGATCACCGGTTCCGTCACCGATCGTCAATTCCAGGTTGGCCCGGCGGCCGAGGCGTTCGCCCAGCAGGTCGCCCAGGATCTGCTCCCAGTTGAAATCGGAATCCTGAGACAGTTCAATCGACCATTTGACGAATTCCGTGTCGAACAGATAGGCATTGAGCAGCTTCTGACCAACCGTTACGTCTGAACCGCCATCGTCCGTCAGGGCAACGCCTTCGGAGTGTTTGACAACAGCCACCGTCGTGTCATCGATCGTCGGAATGGAGATTTGTTCACCCGATGACGTGGTCATTTCCGTGGTGATGCCGGGGTCATACATCGGGCCCCAGGCAAGCATCGATGTCACGATGAAATCGGCCAGCGTCGAAGGCACCGTGTAACCGCCTGCCGTGTTGGATGTGCTTTGCGCACGGGTCGAAAATTTCGTGACACCCGCCCGCAAGACACCGCGTTCCTCGGCTGTCAGTTCGCCGACTTCCTCGCCGCTGATGATTCTGCGGAAGACTTCGCGATATTCCGGCGCACCGCCGTCGTCCTGGCCGGCGCTTTCGGAATTGCCCGGATTGGGGCGCTGGCTGGCGCGGTATTCTTCCGCCCGTCTTTCACTGTCCGCCAGGCGCTCTTCGCGCTTGATCACCGTATCCAGGCGATCATGTTCAGCCATGGCGGCATCGTGCTGGCCTTCCAGCTCGGCAACGCGCGCTTCGTCCGTATCGTCAGCGATCTGGTTCAGTCTTTCGCGCGCTTCAGTGACAAGTGTCGCCTGCTTCTCGCGCAGTTCCTTGATCCGATTGTTCATCGGTTTTCTCCATGTTCAAAGTTGCTGTGAGATTGGGCTCAGGCCAGCGGCCTATGCTTTACTCCCCGACCGCTGATGCAGGTCGAGGGTGGTTTTCAGGCGAAGACGATGTGCCGCCGCATTGAAATTCTTTTGCTTGCGCTCGGTCCTTGCGCTTTCCAGTGACCGCATGGCGATGGATGTTTCCGGGTAGGCCGGAAAGGCCACCGCAGAAACTTCGAACAGCTCCACCTTGTGGATGGTCCGCTGTGGCACATCGCCGCTTTCATCCCATTCATCATGCGTCACGTTGAAACCGAATGACATGCCGGTGATATCGCCGCGATTGAGCTGCACGGTCAGATCGCGCCCGTCGGATGTATCCGGCAGGTCGATTTCCACAAACAGGCCCTTGCTGTCCTCTTTCAGCCGCAGCGTGCCGGCGGCCGTGCGGCCGATCACCCGGCCATGGTCGTGGTCGATCAGGGCGCGCACATCGCCATTCACCGCGTCGGAAAACGCGCCCCTGGCGATGGTCTCGAAAAAATAACCGCCGATATCCGTTTGCACATCAAACAGGGCGGCATAGCCATTGGCCATTGCCCCCGCATCATCCGCGCGCAGTTCAGGCGGTGTCGTCGTCGACCGTCGTTCCAGGGTCATTAACCCCTCCATTGTTTGGCTGTGATCCAAGCGGCACGGTGGCGCCCTGAATAAGCAGGTCGTCACCATCCGGATGTGATGGGCGGTTATCCAGTTTGCGGCCTTCATTCGGTGTCAGCAGGGCGTTCTGGATACCGGTGGCCATGCCGGCCATGCGGGTGGCGAAGTCACCGCGCAAAAGCCCGTCGAGATTGTGCTCGATATAGCGGCCATTGTTGTTTCTTCCGAACAGCTTCAGGTTCATTTCACCTTCCAGCGCCTGCGCCCATTGGCCGACCAGGTGCTTGACCAGGTGCAGATCCTGCTGCTCGACATTGCTGAAGGTCGCCCTGGTCAGATCCTGCAGGAACACCGGCGGCAATTGATAGACACGGGCAATCTCTTCAATCTGGAATCGCCGGGCATCCGTCATCTGTCCTTTTTCCGGGTCGAAGCCGATCGGCTTCAGCTCGTGGCCCGGCGGCATCGGAAAGACAGGCCGCTTGCTTTTTTTCGCCGAATCAATGGCGCGATAGATGTCATCCATCGCCCGTTTCATGGCATCAGCGCCCTGCGGCAGGGGGCCAGAGAGCGCCAAAGGCGGGACACCGCCACCGGCAAAGAACTGGCTGGCATAGTCGTTCATCGCCAGCGACAGCTGGATCGCCTTCGCGGCCAGGTTGATCGGGCCATAATGCGCGGTCTGGTCCGGCTTCAGCATGAACGGAATATCGATGATGTCATCACCGGAATATTCCTTGTCGCCATAGCTGTAGGTCAGCGAAAAACCGTTTCGTTTTATTTTGGTCTTTGTCGGGTCAAGCAGCCACAGCGCCACGACATTGGGGCCCGAGCGCTCGATCCAGGCAAGCCCACGCCCGCCGGTGAAGACCTGTTGCCAGAAATATTGCCGAAACTTGAAGCTGTCCATGCCGTCATTCGGGCTTTCATGGACAATGTTTTCCAGTTTCCCGGTGATCTTCTGCGGGCCGTTTTTGGTGCGGCGAAATGCATGCAATGGCAGTGCCGCCAGGGTGCGCGGCAGGAAGGCCACGGCAGCAGTCACAGCCGGAACGGTCAAGGCCGCATTGATGGTCACATCCGGGAGGACAGCCGAATCGACGCCAAAGAATGACATGAAATTTGCAGCGCTGACAGGCACCGTCGGGTTCTCGATGGAATCCCGTTTCTCAGAACCGAAATTGTATCCGAAAATTTTCATGAAGGGACCAGACTGAAACTTGGATCATCCCATGGGGATGTCATGACTTGCGCCGCCACCGGATTGCGGCTCATCAGCGAGAATGCATTGAAGCCCGCCAGCAGCGGGTCGATCTTGGCCGTGCCGGAAACCTGCTTGGTGATCAGCGTGGCCGATCCCCTGACTTCCGCCTTGGCATTGCCGGCGCACCAGATCATCATCGGCGAGCCGTCATGCCAGATGGTGCCATCCATCAGCTTGCGCTCGAAGCCCTTGATGGTGCCGGAAAGCTTGTAGCCCTGCGGCACCGCCACCATCAGCTCCGGGTCGATACCGCGCCCGGCGATTTCATCGGTGATCGCCGCCACCCCGACCGGGTCGAGGCCGATGCCGTATTTCTCCGGGAACAGTCCCGCCTGGTGGATCGTGTCGATGACGCCCACCAGCTCCTCGATGTCCTGCGTCGGATGTTCGCAGATGATCAGCGATCCGTCGCGGGCAAATTGCTGCAGCTTGTCGGCAATGTCCTTGCGCCGCTCAAACACGATCTTGTGCGCCCAGGCGCGATACCAGAACAGCCAGTCCTTGGTGATCCGGTCGCGGCCGCAAATGGAAAGGCCGAGCAGGTCATCCAGTCCGCCGCCATCGATGCCGGCCACCGCCACATCGCAGCGCTCGACAATGCTTTCCAGCGTGATCGGCTCCGGATCCTTCGCGCCCAGCCAATATTCCACCCCGGCCCAGCGATCCCGGTGCAGGGCAATGCCCACTTCGACATTCAGATGCTGGCTGGCGCACAGCGCCACCTCTTCAGCGCCCTTGCTTTCCGCCGCAATCAGCAGCCGGTCGATCGATTCCAGATGGATGGACCGGCCCAGATTGGGCAGCACCAGCGGCCAGTTGGCCTTGTTCTTCCAGGGCATTGTCTCATCGGCCTGCATGGCGATCGGAAATTCATAGAGGATCGGCAGCATGTCGCCGGCAACCTTGCCGTCGCGGATGTCGCGGGCATAGTCCAGTTCCATGCGGAACACGCCGGTTGGCGGCTCATCCGATTGCGTGGTGATGTAGATGATGAAGCCTTCCGGATTGGCGATGATGCCGCCGCGAATCTGCGTCAGCACCTTGGCCGCATAATGGAATTTGCCCAGCTCGTGCAGCTCTTCGATCAACACGCCGACCGGCTTGGACCCGGTCATGACCTTGTTGTCGAAGGTCTTGATTTTCAGCTTTGCCTTGTTGTGGCGGTCAACAATCGTTTTCTTGTGCTCCTGCACCTGAAAACGCTTTTGCAGATAACCCTCTTCGTCCGCCTCGATCATCCCGACCGCCTGGCTGAAGGCCAGGTCCGCCGTTTCCTGCGTCGGCCCGACCAGCAGATAATCCGCCCTTGGCCTTTTGTTCATCAGCAGCGCCGTCAGCATGATCGCCGCGCCATTGGTGGTCTTGGCGTTTTTTTTCGGCACCAGCTCCATGAAATACCGGATGGTCCGGCTGATCACCACGCCCATGGCATCGGTCTCGACCGATCCGAATATCGCCCGAAGCACATCCCGGTTCCAGTCGCCCGCCGCTTCGCGCATCAGCGGTTGACCAGGCACATCCGGCAGGCGCAGCCGGTCGAAGATCCCGACAGCCTTGTCGGCCTGCGCCTCATTCAGCGGCAGATCCGGAATAGGCGTCTTGCCGGCCTGCAATCTTTCAAACCAGTCAGGACAGGAAAGATCGAGTGCTACTTCTCCCGATCGCAATGTCACTGCAGCACATTGCCCCAGCCGTCCGGCGGGTTCGCCGCTTCACGGTCCAGTATTTGCTTTTTGCCCAGTGCCGGCGCTTTCGGTTCCTTCGGCTGTGGCGGAGCCGCCCGGCCGTTGTCGACAATATAGAGGATCCGGTTGATCGCCGGAGAATTGCCCTGTTTCATTTTCGCCAGGCAGACCTGCAGGGCCATGCCCTCGATCATGTCGGCGCCCGCATCCAGCTCGCGGGAAAAATGCTTGCGCAATGTCTTTTCGTCGCAGCCCAGATACCGCGCCACCCGATGGTGCGGCCAGCCAGCCGCCCGGAGCAACGCGACAAGCTCCTGATTTTCCTTGTTTTTCGCATAAGATGGCCGCCCCCGCCGATCCTTGATCGGCTGGCAAACCTCACCAAAGAGATTGCGATCCGGCGCGGTACCGGCTGGCTCAGGAAAATCAACCATCAAACGGAAAAAAAATCTCTCACTGTG